AATTAGGAAGAAGAGTAATACCTAGAGATTTATAGGTTTTAATCTTCTTTTTTTATTGCAAAAGGAGGTGAAAAATGAATTTATTAGACAAAACAATTGCTTTTTTTAATCCAAAAAAGGCTCTTGAAAGAGAAGTAGCTAGGAAAAAAATAGAAATTCTGAACACGGGATATTCTAATCACGGAGCATCTACCACAAAAAGTTCTATGAAAGGCTGGATTTCTACCGGTGGAGGTGTAAAAAAAGACATCTACAAGAACAGAAAAAAGCTAGTTGAAAGGTCAAGGGACTTGTATATGGGAGCTCCTGTTGCTCAAGGAGTCATGAAGACTATCAATTCAAACGTTATCGGAAGTGGATTAAAGTTAAAATCAGCAATTGACTATGAAACTTTAGGGATTAGTGAAGAAGAAGCCGAAGCAATTGAAACTACTATTGAAAAAGAATTTAAATTGTGGGCTGATAACAAGATTGAACAGATGGGAGTTTTGAATTTTGACCAGGTTCAAGACCTAGTATTCTTAACAATTCTCTTGAATGGTGAATGTTTTGTAAAATTTAACTATTTTGAAACACCAAAGAATCCATATAGTTTAAAGCTACAAATAATTGAGCCTGATAGAGTTATGACACCTTCTATATTGCAAAATGATGAGAGTATTGTTGATGGAGTGAAAATCGACAATAATAATAGAATCTCTGGGTATTATGTTGCAAGAAAACACCCACTTGATGTGTCAGGAAACGTAGAAACGGACTTTATTTCAGTTTATGGAAAGCAGGAACAACTGAATATATTACACATAATGCTAGCCGAAAGACCTGAGCAAGTCAGAGGTATACCTATTCTATCTCCAGTAATTGAAGCACTGAAGCAACTGGATAGATATACCGATGCAGAGCTTATGGCAGCAGTGGTAAGTGGGATGTATGCGATATTTATTGAGAGTGATAAGGACAATACTCAAGGGGCTAATATTGCAGACCATGAAGTCTTAGATGAAACTGAGCAAATAGATAGTTCTAACGATGAAACTATAGAACTAACACCAGGTTTAGTTCAAGGACTTAATCCTGGAGAAAAGGTTGTTGCAACTAATCCAGGCAGACCAAATGCACAGTTCGACCCTTTCGTTACTTCAATTTTAAGACAAATAGGAGCTGCTTTAGAAGTTCCTTATGAGTTACTAATTAAGCATTTTACTGCTAGTTATTCAGCAAGTAGAGCGGCTTTATTGGAAGCTTGGAAGATGTTTAGAAAGAGAAGAGATTGGTTCTCTAGCAATTTTACACAAGTAGTATATGAAGAATGGTTAAGAGAAGCATATTTGCTAGGTAGAATAGACATGAAGAACTACGGAGAAGATCCATTACTAACAAAAGCTTGGTGTGGAGCTCAGTGGAATGGACCGAGTCAAGGACAACTTGATCCACTTAAAGAAGTTAAAGCAAGTACTTTAAGAGTTCAACAAGGATTCTCTACTAGAACAAAAGAAACTGTTGAGCTTAACGGCGGTGATTTTGAGCAAAATGTAAGAATTTTAGCAAAAGAATACAAATTATTAGATGAAAAAGGAGTGATGATTAACAATGCCGAAAATGACAAAGAAGTTTTGGAACATAACGAAGAATGAAGAAGCAAAAAGTGCTGATGTTGTTATGTATGGGACTATTGGTTCTGATGAGTATTGGGACGATGTCTGTGACAAAACAATCAAAGAAGAAATTGGAAACCTAGGTGATGTAGAAAATATAAATGTACATATCAACTCACCTGGTGGAAGTGTGTTTGCTGCGGTAGCGATAGCAAACACTTTAAAAAATCATAAAGCTAAAGTTACAGCTTTTATAGATGGTCTTGCAGCAAGTGCAGCAACGATTATAACTAGTGCTTGTGATGTTGTAAAAATGCCAAAAAATGCTATGTTTATGATACATAATCCATTGACATGGGCTTATGGAAATAAGCAAGAGTTGGAAAAAACAGGAATTCTTTTAGATAAGGTTAAAGATAGTATCTTAGAAACTTACTTAGCTAAAGCTAAAGGGAAGACAAAAGAAGAACTATCTGCACTTATGGACGAAGAAAAATGGTTCAATGCTGAAGAAGCTAAAGAGTATGGATTTATCGATGAGATAGTAGATGAAGTAGAAAATCTACAGAATGTCAATAATTTACTAATTGTAAATAGTTTAGCATTTGACATTTCAAAATTTAAGAATTTCCCAGGCTCTAAACCTACTGAACCTGCTCCTGAGCCTACTCCAGAGCCAACTCAAAATACAGTTACAAATACAGAAGAAATGACTGTAGAAAAGTTCAAAACAAATTATCCTGAATTGTATGAGAATATAGTTAATTCTGCGATACAAGGAGAAAGAAACAGAATAGAAGCAATTGAAAATCTTGAGATAGCAGGATTTGATGATGTTGTAAATACAGCTAAATTCAAAGAACCAGTTGATGCTGCAAACTTAGCATTAAAAATATTAAATATCAAAAAAGAAAAGAATAAAGAGACTCTTAAAAACATACAAGAAGAGAGTCAAGCAACACCTGTTCCTGTAGCACCGAGAGCTGAAGAAGGTTCAGGAAGTGTTGTAGGAATACCAGTATGTAATATTTTGAAGTATATGAATAAAAAGACAGGAGGTACAAAATGAACTTTATAGAAAAAGGTAATGAGTACGGAGTTGACCAATTATTAAGTGGTACAGGTCACAAAGTTATGGAATTAGAAGTACCACAAGGGAAATCAGTTAAGAGAGGGCAAGCAGTAAATGCAAGTGCAGAATTATCTGATGGAACAGATTTATTTGGAATAGTTTTAGAAACAGCTGATGGAACTACAGCTAAGACTAAAACTACAGTTGTAGTGTTTGGGGAAGTTATTTTCGAAGGGCTTGAATTAAAAGCAGCTACAGTAAAAGCTGATTTTATCAAAAAAGCTAGAGATAAAGGAATAATAGTAAAAGAATTAGGAGGTAGATATTAATGGCAGTATTATTAGAATTTTTAGGACTATATGACCAGTCAGTTATAAAACCAAAGACATTTATCAGAGATATGTTTTTTGCAAAACATGATCCTCATGAAACATCAAAATGGGAAATCGAGTACAGAAAAGGTAGACAATTAGTAGCTCCTTTCGTTTCTGAGTTAATACCAGGAACTGAAGTAGTGAAAAGAAGTTATTCGTCTAAATACTACAGTGCTCCAAAAGTAGCACCAAAAAGAACTTTCTCAGCACAAGAACTTTTCTTAACTAAATCAGCTGGAGAAACTATCTACGGAGGAATGTCACCAGAGGAAAAAAAGGCTAAGAAAATAGGTGAGTCATTTGCCGAATTTGAAGAACAAATCTCAAGAAGAGAAGAGTTAATGTGTATTGACTTGCTGTTCAAAGGTTCAATAGTAGTAAAAGGAGAAGGAATTGAAGACAAAATAGAGTATGGAACTGTTCAAGAAATTACTCCTACAATATTATGGAATCAGCCAAATGCAGATATTTCAGGAGACATAGAATCTGTAATCACTTTAATAGGTGAAACTACAGGGCAAAGAATTGAGCATATAGTAATGGATCCAGTTGCAGCAAGACTGTTTACTCAAAATGAGAAAATAATCAAATTACTAGATGTTAAGAATGCTAACTTTGGGCAAATAGCTCCAAAAGAATTGGCAAGTGGAGTAATATACCTAGGGGCATTAGCACCATATAATATCCCAATTTACTCATATCAAACTCAACATTCAGTGTTAAAAGCTGATGGAAAAACATATGATACAGTGAAAATGATTCCAGAAGGAAGAGTATTGTTTGCACCATCTAACAATGTTCTGCACTATGGTCCTGCTGCAGATATAGAAAAGGGGATAATCGTTGCAGAAAGAGTGCCTTTTGAAGACGTGGATACTAAAGCTAACACTCTTGAGATAAGAACAGAGTCAAGACCTTTACCTGTTCCATTTGACATTGATGCTATAAAAGTTTTAAAAGTTAAGTAAGGAGGGGCTGTATGAAATTAAAAGTTAAACAATCACTGATTTACTGCGGAATAGTTTATAATCCTGGTGAAGTAGTGGATATCTTAGAATCAGATATCATAGAAAGAGTTAAATCCCTTGAACTTGTAGAAGCTGAAGAAGTAGTAGAAAATGAAGAGATAATAGAAACTGAAAATCTTGAAGAAGCTACTGAAGAAACTACTGAAGAAACTACTGAAGAAAACACAGAAGTTGAAGAAACTAATAAAAATTCAAAAAAATCTAAAAAGGCATAACTATGAGCTTTAAAGAAGAAGTTACTAATGACCTTGCTAGTGTTTTTTTGAACTTAGAAGAGTTTGGAGACACACATACTATAGGAAAAAAAGAAACTGCCTGTGTTATCGATGAGGAGAGATTTCAGAATAAGCAGAGAAACAGAACTAAATCTTTAGAGAATGAAGGGTTATTTATCGAAGGTATAACACTCTTTATAGAAAAGTCCTTCTTTAAATACCCGCCTCATTCTGGAGAAAAAATCTTAGTAGATGGTGTTAGATATTTAGTAGAAGAAGCTAAGGAAGACATGGGTTTATTGGAAATAGACTTAACGAGGTATGATGAAAAATGATAGGAGTTAAAGTTGAAGCTACTGGAATAAATGAAGTTATCAATACTCTTGGAAAATACGAGAGTGAGTTACCTAGTTGCATATCAAGAGCTATTAATCGGTCACTTGAGATGGTAAAAACTGAGCAAATCAGAAAGACAACGGAGTCTTATTTTGCACAAAAAAGTAAATTACTAAGTAGTGTTAATGTCTTTAAAACTAGTAAAAGTAATTTAACTGGCTCTATCATAAGTAATGGTAGAGTGATAGGTTTAGACCATTTCAAGCTAAATCCTAAGACTAGGACAAAAGGAAAAATAGTTCAAACTGCTGTAAAAAAAGGAGGGTATAAATCATTACCTAATGCATTTATAGCATATAAAAATGGACATCTGGGAGCTTTTGAAAGAACGGGTAAATTCATCACAAAAAATGGTAGAAAAAGAGAGACTATTAAGAGACTAATGTCAGTTTCAGCACCTCAAATGCTTGGTAGTTTATCAATACTAGAATATTTACAAGGCTATGCGGATGAAAAATTCAGAATGAGATTAGAACATGAGATAAATAGGGTGATAGGGGTATGATTATTGAAGTAGAGCAACTTATATTTGATTTCTTGACAGAGAAATTGCAAGATAAGAAAGTTACAGTATATCATGGATTATTGCCAGAAATTAATCATGAAGATAGAGAAGAAGGAAAGAGCGAGAAAGACCTCTTTCCTTTTGCTATTTTAAGGGTTACTAAGTTTGAACAGACAAGAAATGGAATCGATAACTATGATGTACCAGTAGATTTAGAAGTATGGATAGGTACTAAAATGGAGAGTGAAAAAGATTATCTGAATAACTTATCTATCGGAGATTACTTGAAAAAGGAGTTTCTGAATGAAAGTACAGTAGATGGAAAATTTGCTGTGGATCAATCATATCCATTTTCAATAGAATACTTTACTGCAGAAGCAGAGCCTTATTTTTATTCTGTTTGTAGATTTAGAGTATTTGGAGTACCTGACACATCAGAAGTAGTTGAGAGAAAAATAGCAAAACTACTTGGAAGGGGATAGTATGAAAACATATATTTACGTAGGTAAAAAACTAGATTTACCTGAGTTTCTCTTTGTAAGAGGGACGGTGTATTTTGGAGAAGAAATTGAGAAACTTATTGAAAAATATCCACTACTTGGAAGATTATTAATTCCTGTAGAAGATTATCCAAAAATCAATAAGGACTATCAATATTTTAATTCAATAGTAGATGAAATAATAGGAGGTAGAAATGTATAAACATGGTACATACCAACAAGAAGGGGCTACAGCCTTTCAATTACCTGTGGTTTTAGATTATGGGCATTTTATAGTTGGAACAGCACCAATTCATAAAGTTAAAGCAGAAAACAGAAAAGTCAATGAAGTAGTGAGAATAGGAACATATCAAGAAGCTATCCAGTACTTTGGAGATACTTATGATTTAGATTTCTCTATATCACAAGCTATCAAAGTTTTCTTTGAGTTGTATGCGGTTGCTCCACTTTATATAGTTAATATCTTAGATTTAACTACACATAAATCAGAAAAGAAAACACTTGCTAATAAAGCACTTGAAAAAGGAAAGGTGCTAATACCAAGCCACAAAGTAATTCCTGAATCTGTGATAGTTAAAAATGCAACAGGTAAACAAGTTATATCTGATGCAAGAACTGTTTACACAGCTGAAGGATTAGAAATTTATGCAACTGTAGATGGAAATAATGTAGATATAGAATATGAAGAAGTAGACTTATCTAAGGTTACAAAAACAGAAGCTATCGGTGGATTTGATAGTACAACAATGAAAAGAACAGGGTTAGAATTAGCAAACGAAATTTTCTTGAAATATAGTGAATTACCTGCTTTTATAGATGTTCCTGATTTTTCACATGAAAGTGATGTTGCAGCTATCATGGAAACTAAGGCTAAGACACTTAATGGTGGAATGTTTGAAGCTATAGCATTGATAAATGCTCCAGTGGATAAAAAATATAACGAGCTTGTTGAATGGAAAGAAACTAACAATGTTTTAAGCAATGATCAAGTATTGTTATATGGAAAAATAAAACTTGCTGGAGAAATTTACTATCAATCTATACATTATGCCGCTTTATCAATGAAAGTTGATGGAGAGAATAATGGAGTTCCAAGTCAAGGACCATCTAATTATTCGTATAAAATGGATGCTTTTGTATGGAAAAATGCAAGTGGAAAATATGAAGAAGTTAGATTAGATAAAGAGCAACAAGCCAATTTCTTAAATAAAAACGGTGTTGTTACTGCTATAAACTTTAAAGGTTGGAGATGTTGGGGATCTGAAACAGCTAAGAATCCTTTAACAACAGACCCAAAAGACAAGTACATTTATGGTCGTAGAATGTTTAAATATGTTGGAAATGAACTAGTTATATCATATTTCAACAACGTAGATAAAAAGTTCAGTTTAAAAATGGCTGAAACAATGAAAAAATCTATGAATATTAGATTAAATGCTCTTGTTGCTGCAGACCAGCTATTATCTGCTAAAGTTAATTTTTACTCAGTTGATAATAGCTTAATAGATATCATAAATGGAGATATTACTTGGACTATAGAGCTTGGAATAATACCAGGAGCTAAATCTATAACATTCAAGAAAGTTTATGATGTTGATGCATTACAAAAATTTGCTGAAAGCTTAACTGCTTAAAAAGGAGGGAAATAATGGGAAGAAAACAAATACCTAATGCTCTTATAGATGCTGAAACATATTTTAATGGTTCAAATAACCTTGCTGGAATATCAGAAGTAGAATTACCTAACATTGAGTATGATACAGTTACTTCTGAGCAAATGGGATTGACTGCTGAATTAGAAGTGCCTTTGATGGGTCACTTTAAGAAATTAGAAGCTAAAATCAAAATGGATTGTGTTGATGAGTCAGTACTAGAAATCAACAATGAAAAATCTATTCTGATTGAATGTAAAGGTGCAGCTCAGGCCATGAACAGAGAAACACACAGTGCTGATGTTTATGGAATAGATGCAACTTTCAAAGGTCTAATCAAGAAAATGGACGGGCTAAAAATGAAGCCTAGTGGAAAATTAGAGACATCTATCGATTTATCGGTGACTTATTTCAAACTTGAGATTGGTGGAAAAACAGTTGTAGAGATAGATGTACTTAACAATGTAAATGTAATTCATGGACTTGCTAACCAAGCAGTTAGAAAATACTTAGGATTAAATTAAGGAGGACTTAAATGAAAGTAAAGTTATCACAAACATATAATTTCGGTGGAAAAGAATTCAATGAACTAGATATAAATATTGAAGAAATGACAGGAAAAGATTTTATGCTATGTGAAAAAGAATTCAAAGCAAGAAATAAAGAAGCTGGAGCTGTAAAAGAACTAGAAGACTCTTGGGCTATAACTGTAGCAGCTAAATCAATTGGAGTTAAGTATGGAGATTTACTTAATCTTATATCTATAGACTACTTGAAAGTGGTGAACGGGGTAAAGCGTTTTTTGAGTCAAGGTTGGGAAGACAAAGAGGCTCAGAAGGATACTACAGAGGAAGTAACAGAGGAAACTGGTGCTTAATCTATCTGGATATGATAACAGAGCTTTTAAGAGTTCTTAATTATTTTAAAGTTAATGTAAGCTACGATTCTATGTTGGATTGTAGCTTATATGAACTTGACTACTGGATAGCTAGAGCTAATAAATTTGTAGAAGAAGAGGAAGAAAGACAAAACAATGATGACTAAGGAGGTGGAGTAGATGGCTAAGGACATGAGCTTAATTTGGCAAATGGGAGTTGCTGGAGCAAACGAAACAATGGCTATATTATCTAAAGCAGCTAAATCTTTAAATGAAGTAAAAGATTCTACAGAAGATTTAGTAAAAACACAAAAGAAGTTAGAAGGCTTAGATAAAGTTGCAGAAGCATATAAGAATGCTAACTCTGAATACAATAAAGCGGCTAAGAATTTAGAACAGCTTAGAAAAGCATATGCTAAATCTAATAATGTTACTTCAGAATTTAAAGAGCAAGTTAAAAATGCAGAAAAGCAAGTAGACAAATTGAATAAGCAAAAAGAAAGACAAAAGCATGTCTTTGAAGCAGCAAGAAGTGCTTTAGAAAACGAAGGAATTAAGCTAGAAGGTTATAAGAAAAAGTTAAAAGAAGTTAATGAAGAACTAAAGAAGCAAGAGAAATTGAAAAAATCTCTAAGTAAAGCACAAGCTATTTCAGATATGGGAGATGCGTTTTCTAAAAAAGGAAGTGAGCAACTTAGGAGAGGTGCTGCAACAGGAGCCGCATTAGCTGTTCCAATTAAATTCTATATGGATGTAGAAGAGTCTCAAGCAGATTTAAGAAAAATTCTAGGTAAAGAAGCTGAAAAATACTATGGTGATTTAGCTGAATTATCTAAGAATGGTCCTTTGTCTCAAATAGAAATTAATGAAATAGCAGGAAGTTTAGCACAGTCAGGGATAGCAGGAGAAGACATAGTAGCTTACTCAGACATGGCTGGAAAAATGAAAGTGGCTTTTGATATTTCTACAGATGAGGCTGGAACATTTTTGGCCAAAACAAAAGAGCAATTAAATTTATCTAAAGATGAGCTTTTCTCATACATGGATACTCTTAATATGCTGTCTAATAACTACTCTGTTACAGCTGCACAACTAGCAGATGTATCAGCAAGAACTGGAGGATTTGCTAAGTCTATAAACTTATCTAAAGAATCTAATATGGCGTTTGCTACATCTCTTATATCAGCTAACGTAAGTGCAGAGCAAACAAGCACTGTGTTAGGTAAATTGTATTCTGAACTTTCTCAAGGAGCTAACACTAAGAATAAAGCTGCTGCTTTAGAATACTTAGGATTTGACCCTAAAACAATAAACAAAGAAATGGCTGAAAATGCTGAAGGTACTATCTTAAAAGTACTAGAAAAGATTAAGAATTCTAATGTTGCGGACAAGTCAGCGTTAATCAGTGATATCTTTGGAAGTGACAAATCTGTAATCAACGGATTATCAGTATTATCTGAAAACTTAGATGGGGTTAAGGAAAAATTAGATAAAGCGAAACAAGCTGTATCAGAAAATGAAAGGGTTAATGGAGAATATGAAGATAGAATAAACACTCTAACTAACCAATTAAAAATTTTTAGGAACAATGCTTTTAATGCTCTTGCTGATATTGGAAAGAGCATAGCTCCAGAACTTAAAGAAACTCTGAATACTTTAAAAGAATTCGCTGGAAAGATAGCTAATTTTATAAAAGAAAATCCTAAGCTAGTGGCTTTCATAGTTAAATTAGTTGCTGGATTTGCGGCAATGAATTTAGGTATGGGTGTTGCTAACAAACTATTATTAGGACCATTTGCAAAAGGAGTAGGTTGGTTATATAAGTTTGGTGCTTTCAAGAGCAAGGGTGGCGTATTCTTTGCTTTAAAGAAAATGTTTCCACTAGCTAGTAAACTTTTTGGAACATTTGTAAAAATAGGGACTTTTATAGGCGGTAAATTCATAGGTATTATAAAAATGGTTGGTTTAGCATTAAAAGCTGCTTTTGTAGCTAATCCAGTCGGGCTTATAATTGCAGCTATTGTAGCGGTTATTGCTATTTTTGTCCTACTTTATAAGAAGTGTGAATGGTTTAGAAAGGGAGTAGATAAAGCTTGGAAAGCTATAAAAGAAGGATTTAAAGCTACTTGGACTTGGATAAAAAATAAATTTCATGCATTAATGGAGCTAGGAGCTAAAGTATGGGCTAAGATTAAAGAGTATAGGGCTCTATTTATACCATTTATAGGTATTTTTGTAGTATTATATCAAAAATGTGAATGGTTCAGAAATGGAGTAAATGCTGTATGGAAGGCTATAAAAAATGCTTTCACTAATACATGGCATTGGATAAAAGATAAATTCAATGCTTTACTTGAAATAGGATCTAATGCATGGAATGGACTAAAGAACAGTGCTACTGCTATCATAGATAAGATTAGAGAAGCTTTCAGTGGTTTCTTTGATTGGATAAATAAAAAATGGGAAAGCCTTAAAAACTTTGGTTCTAAATTAAATCCTTTTAACTGGTTTAAAGGTGATGGAGAAGTAGCCCAAAACTACTCAGGTACAAACTACTTTGGCGGTGGACTTACAACTCTTGCTGAAAGAGGTGCTGAAATTGTAGAAATGGGTAATAGTTCTTTCTTAGTTAATGCTGAAACACTAGCTAATTTACCAAGAGGAGCTAGAATTCTTAACAATTCACAAACTAGAAGTTCTTTATCTTCAAGAGTATCGTCTTTAAAAGATAGAATTAATGGTATTTCTAATAATTCAAGAACAGTAGTGGGTGGCGATACAATAACTATCAACATCAATGGCGGTTCTGGAAATGCTACAGACATTGCTAGAGAAGTTAAAAGAGTACTTGAAGAAATACAAAGTAAGAAAAGAAGGACGGCGATAATATGAGAAAAGTAAAAGTCTATAAAACAGTGAGTGGGGATACATGGGACTTGATAAGTTATAAATTATATGGTTCAGAACAGTATTTCCATCAACTTATGAGAGCTAATCTTAATTTACTATCTATCGCTGTTTTTGATTCTAATATACCTATCATAGTACCTGAAATTACACCTATCGCAAGTGCTGTAGAAACCTCTAAACTGCCACCATGGAAAAGATAATGTAACAATATTGATTTTATGTATAGCTTATAGTACAATAGGTATTATAATTTTATTAGGAGGGAAAAATGTTAAAAAAATTATTTTTATTTTTAGTACTTATTTTCTTTATTGGCTGTGGATCTGAAAAAGCTACAGAAGCCCCACAAGAACCTGTAAAAGAAGATAATTCTAGCATGTCTGTAGTAATTACAGATAAGAAAACTGGAGACACTTGGATACAAATTCTAGTGCCAGATGACGCTACAGATATCCAAATAGGTGAAAAAATGGCAGATTATGTTAAAAAATATCTTGATGATGGAATGAAAGATTTCGTAATCCAGGCTTATGGAGACCAAAGATTTTGGAATAAGACATCTGGAACACATGGGTATACTATAGTTAGAAATGGTCAAAATGTTGAAAGCTATTCACAAGCTAGAGCATATATCCCATCTGAAGATGAGAAAGAATTGTATCTTGAGTATTATCACGCTGTTGCTAATTTAATTGACACGGGAGAAAAAGAAGAAACAGCAAAGCAAACAGTTCTAAACATTTTAACTAATAGACTAAGTAAATCTGAGGAAGAAATAAAAGATATTCTAGCTAAAGTAGATGACTACTTAGATTTAAAAAGTGCTAATGTGAAAGCTCAAGACACTAGTAAAGATACAAATGAAGTAAGTTATGCAGACTTTAAAAAAGTTAAAGGTTTTGAAGACTACATAGCAGAAAAAGGAAAAGATATAAATGATGAGTCTATAAAATCATATCTAAAAGAAGAAAAAATAGACTTAAG